AGTAAGACTAGTTCATACTATGGACCTCATAAAAAGTATAATTACTGGTATACTGGTAAGAATTCTGAAATACTATCGTATGAACAAGACTATAATTTATTGTACAACGTTGATGCCGCATCAGCAAGTGATGCCGCAACAAAAAATTCACAGTCCGCAACAGTTTCACAAAAATCTGCAATGAATACTGATTCAGTCAACAGTAAGTCAGGAACAAACGATGTTATCAATAGTGTCAAATCATTTTTGTATAGTCCCGGTGATTTATTAAAATTTAAACTTAAAATCTTGGGTGATCCGGATTATCTAATGCCATCAGTGGGTCTTGCTGGAACAAATGGTTTACAAAAATGGTATGGTGACAATCTTACAATTAATCCAAATAGTGGTCAAGTGTTTATTGAAATTTATTTTGAACAAGCAGAAGATTATAGTAACACTAGTGGTTTATTAATTCCCAACGGTGATATTCAGTTTATGAATTATCCGGCTGAATTAAAAGGAAAAGTAAAAGGAATGGTGTACATGTTAACCAATGTAACTAGTACATTTAGTAAAGGTAAATTTGAACAGTCATTGTCTGGTATAATTCCTGAATTTGCTAAAGCCGGAGAATCAACAACTACAACCCCACCTGTTGCACCTAACAACAGAGAGTCGGCAAGCACACCTGCTACATCGAACACTGATTCAGATCCTAATACTAATGCTAATGAAGGACCTGCAGATAGGTCATCTGCGTCGGGGTATGACACATCCAATACAACTTCAAATAATACAACATCCACATCTGGTCAAGGATCAGACGATGACCGTGGTGGTTAAATTAAAAAGAGATTAACATGAGTGAAGATATTCAAAAAGTACGCGGTACACTTAGTAATTACAAAGATGATAGAGGTGGTGCCAACACAATTCCTAGTGCTGTGCTTGGTATTGTTAAAGATAACATTGACACTACTCGTTCAGGAAGAATTAGAGTTTACTTAAAACGGCTGGATGCTGGCAATGAAGATGATCCTAACAGTTGGAAATATGTAAGTTACTTAAGTCCTTTCTTTGGCTCAACACCCAATACTGCTAGTTCTAAATCAGAAGGTGACTACTTAGGCAATCCGCAAAGTTATGGCTTCTGGGCAACCCCACCTGACATAGGTACAGAAGTTGTTTGTCTTTTCTTAAACGGTGTTGCTGATGCTGGATATTATATTGGTTGTATTCCTACCCCAGGTCTAACACATATGGTTCCTGCAATAGGGGCAAGTGATAGTGTAATCATAAACAATTCAGGTGAAGCTGATTCATATGGTGGCGCAACCAGATTACCAGTTGGTGAAATAAACAACGCAAATCAAAAACAAGATAACAAATCGTTATTGTCAGCACTATCACGACCCGTTCATAGTTATCAGGCGGCAATACTAAACAAACAAGGTCTTATACGTGACCCTGATAGAGGCACTATTGGTAGTACCAGTGTACGTGAGAGTCCTAGTCGAGTGTTTGGTATAAGCACACCTGGTCGCCCTATATACGAAGGTGGATATGATGATACTACAATTGCAGATGCAGTTAAAGATGATTCTATTCCTGACAAAAATTTTAAAGTTGTTGGTAGACGAGGCGGTCATAGTGTCGTATTAGATGATGGTGATATAGCCGGCAAAGATCAACTAATGAGGTTTAGAACTTCTAGTGGTCATATGATAATGATGAACGATAGCATTCAATCATTGTTTATTATCCATGCTAATGGTCAAAGTTATATTGAATTAGGCCGTGAAGGTACTATCGATATGTACTCAACCAACAGTGTTAATATTCGTACACAAGGTGATCTAAACTTACACGCTGATAATGATATAAACATCCATGCTGGTAAGAATTTTAACGTCAACGCTGAGAATATAAAAACCGAAAGTTCTAAAGAGACAACTAGTTTTGTTGGGACAAACTTTAAACAACAAATCAAAGCAGATATGACTGTTAAAGTAGATAGTAAAATGAGTTTTACTAGTACCGGTGACAGTAGTTTTAAGAGTTCGGCAATTTCATATATTAATGGCAGCAAGATAAACTTAAATACTGGTTCAAGTGGTCTAGTACCAGCAGACGTTAAACAAATGCCACTGGTCGCACATACTGATACATTATATGATAGCAAAAAAGGTTATGCTGCCGCACCTGGCAAATTATCTAGTATTACAAGTAGAGCACCGGCTCACAGTCCATGGGCCAGTGCTGGTCAAGGAGTCAATGTTAAAACTGACATAAGTGCAGACTCAAACTTACCGGCTGCACCTTCGTCTACTTTGTCTGCTGTTAATAATAGTACTCCTGCAGTTCCAACAGCCGGAGTATCGGCAGCATTGTCGGCGGCAGCACCTAACGTACCGGCAATTTCAGATAAATTTGATAAGTCTGCAACTAGTGCATTGGTTTCACAAATGGCTGTGGGCGCCGCAACTGGTGTAACAGCTAATGCTGTAGCAGGCGCAGCCGGAATAGTTCAGGTTGCAGGACAAAAAGTAGCTAGTGTTGGTACATATGGATTAAACCCTACCCAACTTGTCAATGCAGGAGTCTTGAAAAGAGGAGCAGATATTGCAGTCAATGCAGGAGTTGCGGCCGGGAAATCATTAGAGCAAGCAATGCCAACTAATTTATTTACTGGCTTGAATGGCATTAAGAGTACATCACAGTTCTTGGGAAGTTCATCGGCACAAGCATCATCCGCAGTATCATTATTGCAACAAGGTGAAGCCGCATTAAAAGCTACGGGTATATTAGGTACTAACACAAGTCCAACACAAACCGGAGGACTCATACTAAGTGCTGCCACTGCAGGAATTGATAAAACTCTTGACTATGTTAAGACAACTGCGGGCACATTAGGCACGGGAATAAACTTGGGTAGTCAATTGGGTGGACTTAGATTACCTAGTAATTTAGCCGGTATGTCGGGTTCAGTTAAAAATATTATTGCAGGTGGAAATTTTGCTGCCAATCTAGCAGATAAAGTGACTGGTCCCCTAAGTGGATTGCCTGTTGCGGATCAATTAAAAGGAGCCGCTGCCGGAGCGTTTGCAAAAATAACATCTTCTTTTAAATCATTTCCTAAGATCGGTGCCCCTATTAACTTAACAGCAATTAAAGCAAAGAATGATGAAGATCAGGCGGCAGAAGATAGTAAAGATGAAGTACAGACACCGGCACAAGTTGCCGCTTCCTCATCGCTAAATCAAAAATTAACCAGTGCTTTGGGATTGCAGGCTGGAGGAACAACGTCATCAGTGTTAGGTGGTATAGGTGATAAAATTAGAGCGGCAACTTCTGGAATCACAGATCCAGTTAAATTAGCAGGCGCCACCGTCACTGCTTTGGGAACTGCTACTAAAGGTTTCGGAATAGACACCAGTGGGTTGGGTAACTTGCCAGGTGGAGCCTCAGCAATATCTAACGTAGTAAATTTAGGTCCAGTCGCAAAAGCTATTTCTAGTGACTTAAACAGTGGGTTGAATGTTGATAATATCACTGGAGCCGCAAATAAATTAGTATCAGGTGCAATAGATATTCCAGGTCTTCCTAGCATACCCGGTATACCTAATGTTCCGGGCAGTGGAGAATTATCCGGTGCTATTAATAAAATTTCTGGATCGTTATCGGGACCAATGGGCGGGGTAACTAACGCATTATCTGGAATAAAATCTAAGTTAAGTGGTACCGGTGGTTTACAAGCCTTAGCTGGTATAGGACTAGGAACTAAAGGACTATCATTATTAAGTGGTAGTATCAATTCAATAGGTACAGGTGGCGCGGTCGAAGTTAAGTTACCAACTGTAGCTAAAGATAGTTTTGATTTTGGACCTGTGATGGCTCAATCTAAATCATTGTTGGGTAATCCAAAGATCCCGGCATTGTCATTTGGAACCATACCAGCTGGAGCATTTAAGACTCCGACTTCTGCTGAAGTAGCCGCCTATGATAAATTAAAGGTAGAGTTATCAACGCAAGAAGATTTACAATTTGATTTGAGAAAATCATATTTAGATTTGAAAACGCTGAACGGACCTGATGATTCAGCAACTACAACTGCATATGCGGCGTGGCAGGATAATGTTAAGAAAATTGAAACGTTAAGACAGGATATGTCTAAAACAGTGACATAAATACAGTATAGGAATATATATGGCAACATACGTTGGATTTAGTACAAAGAACGTGAATAGCGTCAGAAAAACAGTGCCCACTGGTACTGATGGTGGATCCACAATATTGGCTAAATCAGAGTCACGTAAACGTTTTAAGCTAACCGACGAGCAGTTAGTTATCAATGATTTTATC